ATTTAGTATATATGGCAATGACCCCGAAACGAGCAGGCTTAATGCTGTAGCGTTGTCTAATCAATTAGGAACAGAAATAAGAGGCCAAACAACTACTCCAGGAAGTACCTTTGCTTTTAGAGATACAAGAGTTTCATTCTACAGCCCATCTGATAGCTTAATCGTTAAGTTTGAAACAGATAGTGGGATAAACAACACGTTTAGTTATGTGACTCCGGATACTTTAGGAACAGTTCCTGCAAGTCCTTATGGTGGTAATGCGTCAAGCTGGACAAGTTACGAAATGGTATTTAGCGCAGTTACTAGCGTATCGGGTAGCGCAGTAAATAATGCTGCTCACGAAGAAATAATAAGCAACGGGAACGACCAAGGTTATTATTGGGTTATAGAGGACTTAAGCTAAAAATACAACAAGCGTATTTAAATTTGGTAATATTAATATATTTTAAACTATGAAAGCGACAGAAATTGTAGAAAAACTGAAAGAGGTTCTTCTCGGTTCTCAAGAGATTGAAGACCAGGAAGTGGCCCAAGAAGAGCTTTCCGCTGCTGAAGAAGTGGTAGAGAAGGTAGACGAAACCCCAGAAGGGGAGGAAGTTGTGTTATCTGAAGGTGATCAACTAGAAGAAGAACAAGCTGTAGAAGCTGAGGAAGAAGCCACAGAAGCTTCTTACGTTACTAAAGAAGAATTTGCTGAACTAAAAGCTATGGTCGAAAGCCTAGTAGACGAAGTAAAAGCTAGTTCTGAAAAGTATAACAGTGAGGTTCCTAAAGAGGAATTAGCCGCTGTAGAGAATGAGGTTGAGCCTATGGTTCACAGCCCAGAAGTAAAGCCAGAAGTAGAAATGAATCTTTTCGCTCAAAGAAGAACTCAAACTACCCTGGATCGAGTATTGAACAATATGAGTAAATTTAATAAATAAACACGAAAATGGCAACAACTACATCAATTACTACTACTTATGCTGGTGAGTTTGCAGGGAAGTATATCTCTGCTGCTTTACTTAGCGGATCTACTCTTTCTAAAGAGTTGATCACTATCAAGCCCAATGTGAAGTACAAAGAGGTAATGAAGAAAGTGGCTACTGACGATATCGTCAAGAATGGCACTTGCGACTTTACTGCTACGTCTACTTTGACATTGACTGAAAGAGTTCTTCAACCAGAAGAATTTCAGGTTAACTTACAACTTTGTAAGAAGGATTTTGTGTCCGATTGGGAAGCAATTTCTATGGGGTATTCAGCTTATTCTGACCTACCTTCTAGTTTCTCTGATTTCTTACTTGCACACGTTTCTTCTAAAGTAGCTCAAAGAATCGAAACTAACATCTGGTCTGGTACTAACGCCACAGAAGGTCAGTTTGACGGATTCGAGACTACTCTAGGTGCTGACGGTGATGTTAATGACGTAACTGCTACAACTGTTACTTCTTCTAACGTAATTGCTCAAATCGGAGCTGTAGTAGATGCTATTCCTTCTACTGTTTACGGTGCTGAAGATTTGACTATCTATGCTGCTCCTAATGTATACAGAGCTTATGTAAGAGCTTTGGGTGGATTTGCTAGCAACGTAGGTGCTGCTGGTACAGATTCTAAAGGAACTCAGTGGTTCAACGGAGGTGCTTTAACTTTTGACGGCATCAACGTAGAGCTTGCAAGCGGAATGGGTAGCGACAAAATGGTAGCTGCTGAGAAATCAAACTTGTTCTTTGGAACTGGTCTATTGTCTGACACTAACGAGGTCAAAGTCATTGATATGGCTGACATCGATGGAAGTCAAAATGTGAGAGTCGTTGTCAGATTTACTGCTGGTATCCAGCACGCCATTGGCGGAGACATCGTATTGTACGCATAATAATAATTGTTTAATATAAGAGGGTAGGTGAGCCTTGAGCCTGCCTACCCTTTTTTAATACTATAAAAATATGGCTTGTGATTTAACCGGGGGAAGAAAAAAACCGTGTAAAGATGCTGTAGGTGGCGTAGTAAAAGTGCATTTTGTTGATTTTGGCGATCTAGGGACTGTAACGGTTGGATCAAATGATGAAATCACAGATATGAGTGGTACTTTTAGCTATAGCACTTATGATGTCAAGGGTAATTCTTCTCTGGAATCAAATATAAACAGCTCTATTGAGAATGGAACGACATTCTTTGAGCAAGTGACAAACCTTACTCTTCATAAGATGACTAAGGAAGACAACAAAGAGCTTAAGCTTATGACTTACGGGAGACCTCACGTTTTCGTACAGACATTCGACAATAAAGTTCTATTGGTTGGAAGAGAACACGGAGCAGAAGTTACTGGAGGTACTGCTGTTACCGGGACAGCGATGGGAGATCTAAATGGATATACGTTGACTTTAACAGCCAACGAGACAACTCTACCTAATTTTGTAGATGGAGCAACTGATGCAGACCCTTTTGCGGGAATGTCTTCAGCTACTGCTACTGAAACCACTCAGAGAGATCCAGCATAGGTTTATACCTGGTGATAGAGAGGGGCCTATATGGCCCCTTTTTTTATATAAAACACTCAACCCTTTTTTTAGTTATATTAGTATGATAAGACTACTTCCGAGTACTGATGCTCAAACAATAAAAGTTTTGCCTAGGGTTAACACAGCTCAGACTGGGTTATCTCTTAAGATAACAGAAGATGGAACCAATAAGTCAGAGACTTTGACTGGTTTGTCTTCTACTGTCAATGGCAACTTTATTGACCTTAGCTGCACTTTCAGTATTCTATCAGATAACAGTATTTACAATTATGAGATATTCAATGGCTCAACCCTGCTTTTTAGGGACAAAGCTTATTGTACTGACTCATACTTGTCGAACTCAGTATACACCATAAATGACGGAAAGTATACGGAGAGTGATTCTGGTGATAGTGGTCAACAATATATAATGGTATGAAAAATGTAAAAGTAGTAAATCTTGCCGGGTATGAAGTACCTAAAATAGTCGAGAAAAGTAGAAATGCTTATGTCGAGTATGGTGAAGATAACAACTATTTTGGGGATTTAATCGAAAGGTATCTAGGTAGTCCAACAAACAGTAGGTGTATCAATGGTATTTCAGATATGATCTATGGTAGAGGGCTTGATGCTACTGATTCTAAGGAGAAACCTCAGATGTTTGCTCAAATGAAGAACATTTTGAATGCCAAAGACGTAAGAAAGATCGTAACAGACTACAAAATGCTTGGCCAAGCGGCCATTCAAGTGGTTTATAAGAATAGAAAGAAAGAAATAGCAGGCTTATATCACTTCCCAATGGAAACATTGCGTGCTGAGAAGGCCAAAAACGGTAAAATAGAAGCGTATTATTATCACAGCGACTGGAAAAACATTAAACCTAGTGACAAACCTAAGAGAATCCCTACTTATCGCAATGGCACGAGGTCTCAGAGGATTGAATTATATATCATTAAGCCTTACAAGGCTGGTTTTTATTATTACTCACCAGTAGATTACCAAGGATGTCTTCAATATGCTACTTTGGAGGAAGAAGTGAGTAATTATCACTTGTCAAACATACAAAATGGCCTTCAGCCAAGTATGTTGATCAATTTTAACAATGGAATACCTAATGAAGAGGTCCAAGAATTGATTGAGCGCAAGATTTACGATAAATTTAGCGGTACTAGCAACGCAGGACGGTTTATTTTGGCTTTTAATGATGGTTCAGAGAACCAATCTAACATAGACCCAATAAATCTTCCGGATGCACACGCTCAATACGAGTTTTTAGCAAAAGAAAGCCGAGAAAAGATAATGATAGGCCACGGAGTCGTTTCGCCTATCCTTTTAGGTATAAAAGATAACACTGGGTTCGGAAATAACGCTGAAGAGCTTAGAACAGCGTCTATTTTGATGGACAATATGGTTATTAGGCCATTTCAACAGATGTTATTAGACTCATTCAAAGAATTGCTGTTGTATAACAACATTTCTTTGGATTTATACTTTGTTACCCTACAACCAATCGAATTTACAGAACTAGACAACATAGCAACTAAGATTAAGAGAGAAGAAGAGACGGGAGAAAAGCTTTCTGCGGTAGAAGATGTCCAAGAAGAGGAAATCGTTCAGCAGGAGGCTTCTGAGAGCGTTTCTGAGCCTGTTGTCGAGGAAAAACCTACTGAAGAAGATGAGTAAGGCATTATTTATAACGATGACAGAGCTGAAGCGTAAATCTATCATAGATGGAGCTTTAGACACGGATAAACTGATTCAATTTGTTGAGGTGGCCCAAGATATTCACATACAGAACTTCTTAGGTACTAAGTTATACGAGAAATTACAAAGTTTGATCACTGGCGGCACTCTTGACGATGCCGCCAATGCTGCATACAAGACATTACTGAATAGTCATATTAAACCTATGCTTATTTGGTATAGTCAATATAGCTATATTCCTTTTGCTGCTTATCAAATCAGCAACGGAGGTATATTTAAACATACTACTGAATCTAGTGATACTCTTACAAAGAGTGAGCTTGATTCGTTAACAGCGAGGGCAAAAGACTTTGCTGACTTTTATGTGAATCGGTTCTTTGATTTCATAGATGAGAAGAGCCAGGATTATCCGGAGTATACCGGAGCGCAGGATACTGGTATGTATCCAGATAAAGACCCAACGTATGGCGGATGGGTAATTTAATTAAGACATATAAGCCTAAAGTGGCTAACATAATAAAATTGACTAACTATCTAAAAAGAACAAAAAAGTAATATGGCTAACGGGATAAATTGGGGTAGAATATATTGTTTTTCCTGGTGGGGAGATGTAGATGACACAACGGATGCTATTTATATCCCTTCAGCTCCTACTTGTTGGATATCAGATGTACTTGAATTATCGGTAGATAGTACAGCGTATAAAGTAGACACAATACTAATAACAGCAGATCAAACATTAATATAATAAAATACAATTATGGCACGAGAAACAATAGGAGTTGGGTCAGCCCCTGACGATGGAACTGGGGATACGCTCAGAGCCGCCTTTATTAAGGTTAATAATATGACTACTGACATTTACGGTCAGAGTGGGACTGGAGACAGCTTAAGAGGATCTTCTGCCCTTACAGCAGCAGCGGATGTCGATGTAGATTTTGACACCGCAGCAGTATTTACAATGACATCAAGCATAGCAGTAGATTTGAATTTCACAAACGCCTCAATAGGCGATGTGAAAGACATTATCATAACAGACTCTGGAGGAACGTCTTCATTGACGTTCGATACTGGGTCTAATACAGTAACTACTATTGCTGGCACTTATAGTGCTACAGCGGGTGCTGTTAACTTTATACAGGTTGCTTGTACCGCTGCAAATACATTCTTTTTATCAACATCACAAAGCGTATAATTATGAAAGCATTAGTAGAAAACGGAACAATAGTAACTACATACAAAACTTTACCTAATT